GTCAGCGTTCTCATCAAAAGAAAGATAGAAAATGAGTCATAGGAAAAAAGGTTTTCATAGTCTCAGGTTCTGAGTAGGATGAGTTAAGTACAGTTGAAAGGATGTCACTGTAAGTGGGGAAGGTGGGAGGAAGGGTTTCATTCTCGATAGGAGCTGTGTAGATCATTGAGTCTACAGCACTCATGTCAGGAGTGAAGCCTTGGGCTGCGTAGTAATCGTGTATGTCTTTGCAGATACGGTAGACAGTTGGTAACTGGCCCATCGTAGCATAAGCAAAGCCGATTGCGGCTGCCATGGTTTTGGAAGGAGTGGTGCGCGAAGCTTTAGTGTGGTAAAACTGCGCTAGTAAAGACAGTGGGTCACGGAGTGGTAGGCCGTGGAAGTTCTGATAGCTCAGGACTTCTGCTTTGTTGAGATCGTTAGTGATCTTAGATTTATCGTCGTTGACGATAGAACCAAAGTAGTGGTAGTCTAGTTGTTTGAACTGAAGAAGGAAAGCTTCATGTTCAGAAGGGGGGATACTGATGTAAAGACGGGAAAGAGAGTCGTCGCCTTGTACTTTCAGTTTAAGTATTTGTGATGGTGTGATTCCCATCGCAAAGAAACATGTGCAGATGGTCAGATAGTTGTAAACTGAGTCTCTGTACTGTGTGGTGTATAAGCCGGAGGGGATACCTGCGTGCTTACGTGAGTAGGAACGGCCGTCTGGAAGGACAATTGGTGTGTTGCGGAAAGCGCGACATGTCCAGCGCCATAGGCGTTCGAGTCGTTCGGTCTTTTCTGGCGACCAATCAGATTCGGTATCTGGGTAGCCAACGTCAGGGAGGTAGCCTCGTGAGAAGGTGAGGAATGAGCGTGTCATAGCATCGAGGTCGTCGAATGCTTCGAAAAGAGCGTATTTGTCAAATCGACTTTTGTCGATAGACAGGATGGTGCCACGAATGAAGGACAGGTATAACTCAGAGTTGAGTCGTATCCATCCACCAGTGATGGTTTCGTAGCTCCAAAGGAGTGGAGAGGAACCGGGATTACGTTTGTAGTGAGCGAGTAGTGCCCAGTGAAACATAATTTCGGCAAGTACAAATGATTTGGGTGTGCCCCAAATGGTTCGTACTTTATCGCTATCGTCAGATTTGACGAGTGCGGTTTTAGTGTGTAATAGCATGTAGTATTGGTGGCGGTCATCTTCGTGAGAATCGTGCTTTATACTGTGATGCCATTGTCGGACGTAGTCAAAGATGATAGACTTCATATTGCCAGTGGAAGCTTTGGGATTAAGAGGCAGATTGTGCTTCTATCGGTAATCCGGGCTGTTGAGCTGGTCAAGGAATGTCTTTTCAGTCGAGAAAGGTGCCTCGGCGTTTGACTTTGTCTTGAGGGGGTAGTGGTGTTCGACACTCAATAAATGAGCTGGTCGAGCAGGGGTAGGAGGTGCAAAAGATCGCCTTGTGTATTCAAGGGCTGCATAGTAATGCCGGTCTTTTGGTATGCGGTGAGGAGGAACATCGCCGTTGAAGAAATCGTTGAGGATTAGTTCTTCGGTGATCTCGGAGCGGCGGTAGCCGTTGATAACTTGTGAAATGTTATCGCGAGTGAGGTGTTGTGCCATAGAGTGTAGCACTGTGAGCTTGTGTCTGGCGATTGATTCAGGATCAGGGCGGGGAGCGGCTGGTTTGAACTTTGAAATCCGGTCTAAAGTGAAATTTAGATTGGTTTCTTCGTGCAGGGTGAGCTTGGAGGTGAGGTGGTTGAGTTCGTCCATTGCGGAAAGTGTAGATTAGGCTGGCTTGCGTTCGTGAGAGCAGAGGACAGTAGGCTAAGATAAATTTGAGTTGCTTCAAGTAGACTTTGAGATTAGAGGTGCTAAGTGGAAACTGGGGAGAAGTCTC